AGCAGGGGCTGTCACATTGAGTACACCGTACGGCGGATCCGAAATAGCAGACGTTGCTAAATACTTTTTACCATTCAGCCAATTAATGCGTGACATTGGTCCTAATAGTTGGGTAATGAAACAAGCTAGTCGGTTTAAAATTCAGCATCCTTGGACTAACGTAGTTACAGTAAGAGGGCAAAGTCCGTTTATTGTTCACCCCAACGACGGAGTGGTCACTATAGAAAGCCAAAGACGACATAAGGGTATGGAATTGGTTGATGTAAACTGTAACCATTACGAAGTTTTGCAATCTAACACCGTGACTAACATCGTTAAAGAACGTTACAGAATCATAAAGGAATCACGAAAATGAAAGAGAGAATTTTAGAAGCGTTGGCAAATCAGTTTGAAGCAGGCATTCAAAAGCATCAGCTTAACATTGATATCATGCTTAACAACCCAATGGCAATCCATGAGCATACTGATTATATGGGTGCTATTGAACTTGAGCTTGCCCATATTGCAGAATATCAGGATAAACTAGAAGCACTCGGTCAGTTTAGAACGTCGTAGTAGAGTCAGAAATTATTAAGGGATTGAGAAAATGAGCAAGGCACAGTACAACCTAACGACTAAGACAGACTACCTTAACCGCAAGATGTTTCTTGACCCTGCCGGTCCTGTGACCATTCAGCGTTTTGAAGAAGTCAAGTACAACAAGCTACAGAAGATTGAACAGACTGCTCGGGGGTTCTTTTGGGTTCCGGAAGAAGTAAATCTTTCTAAAGACGCAAACGATATGAAGGATGCTAGTGAAGCGATTGTTCATATCTTTACTAGCAATGTTCTTAGGCAGACTGCTCTTGACAGTTTGCAAGGGCGGGCCCCGGCTCAAGTGTTTACACCGGTGTGTTCTATTCCAGAGCTTGAAGCTATCATGAGTAACTGGAGCTTTTTTGAAACGAACATTCATAGCCGCTCGTATTCGCACATCATCCGCAACATCTATAATGTTCCTAAAGAAGTGTTCAACACGATTCATGATACTACAGAAATCATTAACATGGCTTCTAGTGTCGGAGAATATTATGATAAGCTACACACACTAAATTGCAAGAAAGAAATTGGAATAGAAGTAGGTGAGCAAGAACACATCAATGCAATCTGGCTAGCCCTTCACGCATCATACGCGCTTGAGGCGTTTAGATTTATGGTATCGTTTGCTACATCGCTCGCAATGGTCGAGAACAAGATGTTCATGGGCAACGGCAACATCATCAGTCTGATCCTGCAGGATGAATTACTGCACAAGGAATGGACTGCATGGATGATCAATCAAGTCATCAAGGAAGATTCTCGCTTTGCTAAAGCAAAGATTGATTGCGAACCAGAGGTTCTTAAGATTTACCAAGATGTGATTCGTGAAGAAAAAGAATGGGCAGCGCATCTCTTTAAGAAGGGACCGGTAATCGGACTCAACGAACGCATCATGATTGACTTCGTTGACTACAACGCAGTAGATGCACTTAAGCAGATCGGCATCAAGTATTGGAATCCGGCACCAAAGTCCACACCTATCCCGTGGTTCAACAAGCACATGGATACTTCCAAAAAGCAGACAGCTTTGCAAGAATCAGAATCTACTAACTATGTCATCGGAGTAATGTCCGACGCACTTGACTATGACGAATTGCCAAATTTATAAGGAGAAAAGATGAACGCAACTATTTGGACGAAAAGTAACTGCCCATATTGTGTAAACGCCAAAGCACTTCTAGAACAGAAGGGCATTGAGTATGAAGAACGCAAAATTGGGGAAGGGTATACTAGAGAAGATTTATTAGAAGTGGCACCGAGTGCCCGATCCGTACCGCAGATTTTCCTTGATGGAGAACTGGTCGGCGGATTTGTAGAACTTAGAGCTAAATTTTTAGCAGAAGCAGCATAAAGAAAAAAATCATGAAGTTAGAAGTCAATTCAGTATACACATTCAAGCTAAACAGCGGTGAAGAACTAATCAGCAAGGTATTAGGTATCGAAGGGGATGAGATTCTCATTCACGATCCGCTTTCAGTCGCTCCGGGTCCACAGGGAATAGGACTCATGCCGGGTCTCTTTACCGTAGAACCCAAGTCTGAGGTAAGACTAAATACTAATAATGTTGCTTTCTATGCGTTGACTGATTCTAGTGTCAAGGCAAAGTATATCGAAGCTACGACTGGAATTAAGATTCCGGATAAAAAACTTATAATGGGGTAGTATGGCACAACTTAGTAGAAAAGGCGACCAAAATGATGCAGGCGGGCAGATCGTTAGAGGGGCAGGTACTGTCTTTGCTAACGGTAAACCTGTAGGCTTGCATGTGAGTGACATCACTTCTCACCCCAACGGAAGCAAGCACAAAGCAGGGAAGACTACTGAAGGTAGCCCAACTGTATTTGCCGAAGGGGTCGCCGTTCTACGAGTTGGTTCGGGAAACGATTGCGGACACAAGATAAACCAGGGTAGTCCTGATGTGTTTGTACCATAAGGAAACATCATGGCAGACACAGGCAAACAAAGTCCGTTAGGCATCAATCTATTAGGCTCTGTACTACAGAACACCGGATTAGGTATCAACAAAGTAGTTGCTGGTTATTTAGGTTCTAGTAAGAACAACGTAACTTATTCGTTTGGTTCACTCGTGCAAGGTAGTTCACTAAGACTACTCACCTGGGCAATCAATGATGGCTATCTCAGAGGCCCCGGCGACAGTAATAATACACTAACTGACGAAACGTATGACAATCTAATTTCAATCGGTGCTGGTGTTATACCTGCATTAGGAAATTCTGTGTCTGCCAAATATGTAGTAGATGACCCGGCCGGCGTATGGACAACTCAAGCATTAGCATACGCAGCACAACGGGGCGTGACCCCTGCTCTTCCCGGCCCAGCAAACAGCGGCTACGGTATTACTGGAAACACTGATAACGGACAGCAAGCAACTTGGTATCCTTACGATACGACAAATCCAAACAAAGCAGTAACGCAGTGGGGATTCTTGCGGCTCTTTGCGCTACAAGCATGGAATGAATTTAACTACAACACTGCTACCCCGCTACAGACAACCCCGCAGTATAAGGATTTCTTGTCATCGTTCATGACGTTTAACTCGTTCATGACGAATTCTAATCAAGCGATCTATGCTATAGACAATTCCAATACGTTCATGGAAGGGGCATATAGCAACATGGACGATCTAATCAGTGGTGACATCTCCGGTGTCTCACTGTCTGCTGCTGACTTTGGTGCTGATCTAGAAAACTTAGGGAAAGCACTTGATCTGAAATACATTGCAACATTCGGTACGCCATCAACGCTACTAGCTACAATCGGAAAGAGCGGTGCAATAACTAAAGATTTAGGTCTTGCGTTGCTAGCAGCAGGATTGTCTAACTCTGAAATTGCGAACATTACAGGCGGCATTGTACCTAATTCTAGTACAGACTTAGAACAGAAAATCTATGGTGCGTTCTTGATCATCACGGGTGAAAACCTAACACACGTTCTCGCCCCATTACAATGCAAGACCCAAGGGTTAGAAACTCTCGCTGATCTTCTAAACCTGCGAAAGATGTTTCCAATCAGTTATGAATCATTGACTGTTCCTGTATATAACGGGACTATGGGTTTGCCTACTAACAGCAAGACATATTATCCTATCTATGTCAACGGCGGAGTCAACCTTAACATCGACAGTCCTGCAATCAAAGAGTATGTAGGTACGATTGTTCCTACTGGAACACCCCCGATCTTCAGTAACACTTCAAATCCTGCAAACTACCAAGAACTGCCAAAAGGATTTGGCTCTTACCTAGCAGACATAATTCCTGCTGATCAGGCTTTGGCCGCCGGTGCATTCTCTTATTCAATGCGTCAAATCAAAAACATTGATTCGCTAAACTTTGAGAAGTTTTCTAGAGTCTCTAAAGGTATTGAAAATACGGCTGATCTACCGCTTGTTAACGGCACGAATAAGCCAACAAATCAAGAAGCAACAGACGATAGCAAGAGAATATGTTCATTGGGGTCAGGCCCTGCGGGCTCATATACAATGAGTGACTTCTTTGGTTCTATGTCAGGTCTTCCTTATCCCTGGAAAAGAATCAGTCAGCGTATCACACAACTTGATACTAGTGCATTAGCTAGCATCTATCAACAATTGTTCCTTGCTGTTACTTGGGAACCTGCTACTGTCACAGTGAATTACACCACGAATACAGTCGGGCCAGATACTTTTTATACTGTCACCGGGCTAACTATCAATAACAAGGGCGGCGGCTACGGTAGAGGTGGTGCAGCCGCCCCTACGGTCACGCTGTCTAACGGAGGTTCCGGTACTACTCAGATCGGAATCAATGATCAAGACGCAATGTCAGATGGCAGCGGAACATACGGTAGACTGATATCAGTAGCGTTAACATCTGCTGGCACGGTCTTAACATCTATTCCCACAGCAACGGTAGAGTGTCCTCCCACTTCAGGATCGGGCGGGTCAAATACTCCAAGCGGTACCACTGGCTGGAACGACCCAATGAACGCTGTTGTTCAAGGATACATCGATCAAGCAAATGCAGAAATCACCAACATCGCGGCAGTCACTGCTAATTCAAGCGCAGTGTTGCATTTGAATGAATATTGGAATATCTTAGGTATGCAATTAGCAAGAGAACAGCGTTCACGATATACAGGGTTTTCTCCTGTGAGTGTTCCGATAGACTTGTTTGCTAATCCATACCCGACGAGCATCTACTCTTTCATCGATTCAATGCCTACGTTCTCGCAAGATACCAAACCGCACGGAGCAGTGCAAACTATTGAGGCTATAACTGACATGGATTCAGTTGGTGGTCAAAGTGCAGTTGCAATGATGCGTCAAGAACGCAATCAATCTAGATTGCAAAGGTTGGGCATAGACCCTGATAATAATATTCCTGATGCTCCCTCACCGAGTCTCGTTAAGACGTTACTAGCTAACGGAACTGTTCCGGGAGCAGTTGGTGGTATTGCTGGTATTGCTTGTCCGGACAGCGGAGAGTACACTCTTCCCGCATGGTCTACTAATACGATGGATGGTGAAGAAATCGTTCCTGAACCGGAAGGTCTATACGTATCACCGATTGGATTCCAGCAGACAGCAGGATTAAATGACGGGGACATCACGCCTATCTTAGCATGTGATCCAAATCCAGTTGTTGCTTTACTTGTTCCTGCAGGACCTGTGATCCTTCCAGAAAATCGAACTGATAGTGTTGTGATCATTGCTCCTCCCTCAGAATACAATCCGGCTAACTTACCACCGAACCTAGATCCAAACTACATTAGTAGTACGGTACTGCCGTCTACGTTGAGCGTACAGAGAGCAATTGACCATGTGGTTGATTGCAACTGCGATTGCTGGGTACAGTAAAAACTTTTTGGCATTTTTTCGGTTGACATCACCTACCCGTTTTGCTATATTGAATCATAGACATCAAGAGAGCAAACACTATGTGGTCACTCGCTAAAGTTCGTAATGGTCTTCATGATCTCCCTAACGACCGCTTTCATACCTTTGCTGTGAAGTATGAAGGGGAAGTCGTGGGTGAACTCAAGTTTGACCGCGGCCGGTGGAAGTCAGCAGGTGGTCCTGCTTGGAAGGGAACTCTGTTCAAGACCTCAATTCACGGACGCACTGACTCATCCGGCTGCGCCGGCGTTGTTTACTACAGCAAAGATAAGCGCAAGGTGCTTGACTGGTTCAAGACCGGTACTGCGTCCGCCTAATTTAGTATACCCTAGCTGATTGATAAATACGTGTGACGAGAAGGTATGGTTTATGAGTCTGGATCTTTGGAAGACTGATGCAGAGATTAAAGAAGAAAATCTAAAAAATCTCGAATGGCAGAAGAATAATTTAGAGTACGATCTTCTTTCTGCTGATTGGATCTTGGAGAAAGTACGCAACTCTGATACTTACGCACAGAATCTCTATGCGGCTCTGTGTAACAACGACTTTATCAAGAATGAGGTGTGGCCTATTCTAAAAGAAGACACATGGGGCTGCTCGTGGCGTTATGCAGGCGGCATGATTGCTGACATGCAGGAAAAAGGCGACTACATGGATTGGTATTGTTCCGGAATCGGTGAGGGGCTGGGTAACGGGGATAAAGATGGCTCTAAAAAATATGTCAGTGAGAGCATAGTAACCGACGAAATAAAAGACGACCTATTGAAGTTGGGTTGGCTAGTTAGGAAATATAATGAATCTGAATAATTTAGGAACAGGAAAGAGGCTCGTGCAGCATGTTCTTTCCAGTACAAACGTAAAGAACTGGTCAAGAGTTCACCAACAGAAGTCAACTGAGCAGACAAAAAATCCGCTCAATCCTGAGTTTGTAAAGAAGAATGAGCGACCCTAATACGAAAGCTAAGAAGTCTAGGCGTCTGTCAAAGACGCATGATGCAATTGAAAAGCAAGTGCGTATTGCTAAAGCAATGGGGATGAACCATGTGCTAAAGCAGCCACATCGTCTCGCAAAGCAACATGCGCTAGACTGCGGCAATCCCGAATGTTTGGTCTGCCATTCCGAAAAGGTTTTTCGCAAACCTACCTTGCAAGAGAAGAAATTCATCGAAGGTGCAAAGCTTGATTCCCGAAACGATTGACTAAGAAGCAGTTCCGCGTTATACTGTTCGAACACTCTCTGAGTTTAGGAGTCGATTCCTGCCAGAGTACCAAATTTATACGGAGAAAATATGATGGTTGATCAAGCACAATTACCTACAGTTGTTCCTGCTGTAACTTTTAAGACTCGCGTCCGCGATGATTCTATCGAAGGTCCGAATCCTTTTCGTTGGCAGGACACAACGTCTTATGACTACTTTGCTGGTAAGCGAGTAGTTCTATTCTCGTTGCCAGGTGCGTTCACCCCGACCTGCTCAACGTATCAGCTTCCCGGCTTTGAACAAAACTTTGATCAGTTCAAGGCTCTGGGCATTGACGAAATCTACTGCGTGTCAGTTAACGATTCGTTCGTCATGAATTGCTGGGCAAAGGATCAGAACTTACAGAACGTCAAGGTTATTCCTGATGGTTCCGGGTTGCTCACTGCCAACATGAACATGCTTGTTCAGAAGGACAATCTTGGCTTCGGCGTACGCTCTTGGCGCTATGCTGTTGTTGTCAATAACGGTCAGATCGAAAAGTGGTTCATTGAACCGGGCATCGAACATAACTGCGAGACTGATCCGTACGGTGAAACTTCGCCCGAAAATGTTCTTGCATACTTACAGAGTAATACGTAAACGAACATAAGGGACATGACCGAAGCACTTTCTAATGGGTGCTTCGGTCCAACCTGCCAGATAAATACTAGTTTATCTATAGAGAAAGATAAATACAGCTATGATAGAAATACTTAAACAGAGACTTCAGGATTTAAAAGATGCTGCTGCACCTCTTTCCGAAGAGGAAAGAAATGTTAGGTACGATATTTGCAAGGCATGCGAACACTTCGTTTCATTGACTAATCAATGCACCGAGTGTGGGTGCTTTATGGCGGCAAAAACTTATCTTCCCTTTGCAGAATGTCCTGTTGGCAAGTGGAATAAAGTAAAAAGAAATCAGCAGGGATAAAGAGGATTAACTACGATGCAACAATATATCATTGACTTTGTTAACAGTGCTACTGAAGCAGACATCAACGCATACTTAGATTCGTGCGGCGCAACTATAATCAAGAGTTTCAATGCGTTTGAAAAAGTAGTGCTAGTAGAATGCTTGGAAGTTCCACCTGCTAGTGACCTCGTAGAACACATCAAAGATGATGATCACACCAACCACATCAAGCTGCTAACTACTATTCCTATTCAAATGCCCGTTCTTCCTGCTGAAGGCAGCAAGACAGTTCAAGTTAGTGAACAAAAAGATTGGTGGAAAGTCTATAGTGGTTCTGTAGTAGACTTAGATGCTCCTAGTTTTCAGCTTCCATTGAGCGGTGCCGGATCAGTCGTGTATTTGCTAGATAGCGGCATCAAGCTAGATCATCCGGAGTTTGAAGGTGCAGACATTGAATGCTTGTACTCACTCACTGACGACTTCGTTGACCGAAAAGGGCACGGTACTGCTCTTGCAAGCGTGATCGTAGGTAAGACTTGCGGAATCACTAATGCAAAACTCAAAGTGGTTAAGTTGTTTGACACCGAAGTGCCGACTAGACTCAGTGATTTCTTAGGTGCAATGGACGCGGTATACAATGACTTTGCGACAAACAACTCTTATGGTATAATGAATTGCAGCTGGGCAATTGCAAGAAACGAATACATCGAAGCAAAGATGCAGGCTTTGTTCCGCGCAGGGATACAGATCGTAGTTGCTTCTGGCAATGATGGGTCTGACATTGGTGATGTGACTCCTGCAGCAATGCCCGAATCAATCGTAGTTGGAGCGTACAATTCTTCTCTCTTACCTTGTGACTTCTCAGATTATACCGGAACATCGGCTATTAGCGTAACTTCAGGTAGTACTAACGGTGGCAAGCTTTCGGGCTGGGCACCCGGAGAGGACATTTACGCTGCTAAATTAGACGGAAGTTGTGGATTTTCTTCCGGAACCTCGATCTCAGCGGCTATTCATTCTGCGATCATCGCGTATAACGTAGCATTGCCTCCTTATCAGTTTGATGATAGTGTTAACGCGATCTGGAATAATGCAACAAGAAACAATGTATCATTTCTTGCTAAAAGAGGATTGTTGATGCTGGACGATCCGAAATATGAAAACTCTCCTAATTTGGTTAGCCTTTTAATTACTGACATGAGTGAACCTTATAAGAATGCGCGTCCGGCGTTGTTCGCTGCGATATTTGCAGGAGCACCATTCAGAATCGTCATGTTTAACCCGATGAGTATTTCTTCAGTGATCTTACATGACCCGCTGCCGAGCGGAATGTCGATCAATCAAAGTGGAATTTTGAGCGGATACGTTGACTCAGTTGAAGGTGATGAGGAAGAACATACCGTTTCGTTGAGCATAACCGACCTAGATGGGAATAACAGTGACGGGATTCTGAAAATTAGAATTCTGAAGATTTTACCTCAACACACCCGAGCGTCGTATGATGTAAACCCTATCATTCCTTATCAGTTGAATCTTAACAATTGCGATAACGAGGCCAGGTTTTGCAGCACCCATGAGGATTGCGTCGGCTTCAGTTGTGACTCCCCGTCTGTTTATGTCTGTTCTTGTCCTACCAAGCCCGGTAGCTGCGCCTGTAGAGAACGGGACCCGAATCCTGCCCCGTTCGCATTTACTGACATCGCCCTCAACGCGCCCGGCCCGACTGTCATCGGAACTACTAATACAGTAAACATCACGGGAATCGTCGGACCTATCACGTTGGACTTCCGAACAGCGAACGGATCACTTCAGGCGTCCGGCAGCGGGTTTGCGGTTGGGGATTCGACTGTCTCGATTTATGTTAACGGTATTGCCATACCCGCGGCCCCTGTCAACAACATGTCGTTTTTTGCGCCGCCGAACAGGACTAATCAAACTCAGTTTCAAAAAATCACGGTCTACAACAATGATGCGATTTATGTAGAGTATCAACTCACTGCCGGCGGCGATGATGGCGATGGCGCAGGAACCAGTAATATTCCCTTATGGACCGTGTCCAATGATTCGAGCGGCAACACTGTTCTGGATACATTCAGTATCTCGGGCAGTACCACAACATAAATTAATCGGGAACATCATGAACCCTTGGTTCAATGTCAGTGACAATCTAATAGACTTCACGGTTACTGAATTCAAAGAAACCGTGAAGTCGCCTCTCGCGGCGGCAATCGAGGCAGTAAACGTCATTGTAGAAAATTATCCGGCTCCTCATAACGTGCTAGTAAGCGGCGGCATAGACAGTCAGGCTATGTTGTATGCATGGAAGATGTCGAATCACCCATTTAATGCTGTTTCATTTCGGTATAATCAAGATTTTAATTGGCACGACATAAAAACATTACCTCAATTCTGTGAACAAGAAAATATAGAGTATAAAATCATTGACTTTGACTACCTTGATTTTTTAGAAAATGAGTACGACAGCATAGCAAGAAAATATCGTTGCAGTAGTCCACAGATAGCGATGCACATTAAAATGGCAATAATGTTACCCGGAACTAATATTTTTTCTGGAAACTTTCTATCATCTAGTTCTGCTCCGTTGTCTTGTGCTATTTTAGGTATATATAGGTATAGTATAACAGAAGAAGGAAAAAACACCATTCCTTATTTTTTCTTGCACACTCCGGAATTAGCATACAGCTTTAATTATTTTATATATTCTAATCTACGCGGCACTGTCAAGCAAACAAATTTTTCAGATCAGTATCCGTGGGTTAAAGAATACCAAATGATGGGATTCCCGATCATACCTCAAGAAAAGAAATTTACTGGATTTGAAAAATTTAAAGATTATTATGACAGTCACCAATATGTTTTAATGGATAAAGATAACCGATTGAGATACCACGACAAACCAAGCCACCGCCCATTCGATTGGATATTCAGATACCCATATGAAAAAATGTTCGGGGATTCTCCCCTTAGCTATGTCTTGAATTCCCACCCCCTACTGATCATAGAATGAGCAGTAAAAATAATCTCATAAGGAAAAAAATATGAAAATGTATAACGCACCCAAAACTGAAACGGTCATTACCGAAGAAGACTCAGTTGACAAGAAAATCAAGCTGCTGGATTCAAAGATTTCTAGGCTAGCAGAAGAAGTTAGTCGTATTAAGTCTATGGTACAGGCTACAAGTCGGGCAACTCGCCGCCAAAATACTGACATCACAAATTTGACAACGGTCGTTCGCAATAGATAAAAAGGTTGACACGGTTACCCGAAACTGCTATAAGAAGATATAGCAAGGAGATGGTTACATGGCTCAGCAACAGATGATCAGCGAAATCATGAAGGAAATGGAACAGGATATCGGTTGCGATATTTACTGTAATCTCTATGGTCATGAACGCTGGGCAGAGGAAATCTTTCGTCTTCGTGCTGAACTTCGTCGTGCTAAGGAGCAGGCTATTGAAGATAGCTGGATCCGCCGTCAACGTCCCGTTCGCCTCTAGCCGATTTAAGCAAGATGCAATCGCGGTGGCGAACAATTTGGTAAGTGGCATCAAGGTCGGTAATGACTAAGACTGTTTCATACGATACTGTCTACATTAGTGAGAAAGACTGGAACCAAACCTTTGATCAGCATCTTGCTGCCTATGAATCTGCTTTTGGGATGACGCGAGTTGACCTCATCGTCAAAGATTGGTCCCCTAACATTAAAATGTATACTCCGGTGTATGCTACCGGAAAAGGAACAGGGCAACACGCTAAATTCCGAAGCAATCTTCCGGACATGTATGCTAACTATTTTTCCAGCCATAAAGTAAAAAACCCAATGGGAAGGAAATGGAAATGACTATTAAAGAACGTGCATTTCAACTTCTCCAAGAATCTTATCCTTCACTCAACGAAGGGCATTTTAAGATTATGAAAGAAACGCTTCATCCAATGTGGTGTCAGGCACTAGCAGTTGCTACCGCAGAGGAAGAAGATTGTCCTGATCTAGCCGACGATGGGAGCAATCATGACCACTAACGCTTACCTTTTCATGTGGAACTGTCACGGCATTGAATCTATCGTGCCGATCACCCAGTACGAGGATCAGTCCAAGCTGGACGTTTGGAATATTCTTAAGGAAGAACCTACGGGTAAGAATCCGCTTAACGACATACTTAGTGCAATGCTGCTGCGGGCACGGTTCAACGCAGAGCGTAGTTATGAAGTCTACGCTATGGATTGTGAAGAAGGCATCACCGAAGAAGATTTGTTTGCTCTTTGGGATAGCAGTCCGCAACATGCTGCTGACCTCACTCGTGAGAAGGGTGTCTGCATGTTCAGCAACCGAAATAAACTACGTTTTCCAGTTCAAATTAGGTAACTTTTCGATTGACAACCTTACCCGAATGATGTACTATCGTAAATGATAGACAACTAAGGAAAATAGTCATGCAAGTTATTCAAGGAAATAAGGGCGGCCTAATCAAGGCATGGATCGACGGCGTGTCCGTTGAGGACCAGGCTCGGGCGCAGTTGGATAACATTGCGTCAATGCCCTTCATTCACAAGCACGTAGCAATCATGCCTGACGTTCACTGGGGTATGGGTGCGACCGTTGGTTCGGTTATTCCGACTAAGGGCGCAATCATCCCGGCAGCAGTTGGCGTTGATATCGGCTGCGGCATGATGGCTCATCGTACTAACCTTCGTGCAGAAGATTTGCCGGACAACTTGTTTGGTATTCGTTCTGCGATTGAAGCACGAGTTCCTCATGGTCGTACCGACAACGGTGGCAAGAATGACCGAGGTGCATTCGGTGTTCCTTCTAGCGAAGCAGCACTTAAGTTTCTTGGGCATGATGCTGGACTTAAGGAAATCGTAGCAAAGCATCCCAAGATTGGTCAGGCTGCTGAACGTGCTCCGCATCACTTGGGTACGCTTGGTTCGGGTAACCACTTCGTAGAGATTTGTCTTGACGAAGATGATTATGTTTGGATCATGCTGCACTCGGGTTCTCGCGGTGTGGGTAATCGTATCGGTTCCTACTTCATTGAACTTGCAAAGCAGGACATGCGTAAGTGGTTCATCAATCTGCCAGACATGGACTTGTCCTATCTTGCAGAAGGCACTGATCACTTCAACGATTACATGCAGGCTGTGGGCTGGGCACAAAAGTTCGCTCGTAGCAACCGTGAAGTGATGATGGAAGCAACTATCGCTGCTGTTCGTTCAGTGATCACGAAGCCGTTCTATAGTGAGTTGAGTGCAGTTAACTGCCATCACAACTATGTATCGCATGAACGTCACTTCGGTGAGGACATCCTGCTTACTCGTAAAGGCGCAGTGTCAGCTAAGAAGGACGAAATGGGAATCATCCCGGGTAGCATGGGTGCAAAGTCATTCATCGTCCGCGGTAAGGGCAATCGTGAATCGTTCTGTTCGTGTTCGCACGGCGCAGGTCGTTCTATGTCTCGTACCGAAGCAAAGAAGCGTTTCACTCTTGAAGATCACGCTAAGGCAACTGCAGGGGTTGAATGCCGCAAGGATGCCGATGTGATTGACGAAACGCCGCAGGCTTATAAGGACATTGATGCAGTCATGGCAGCGCAGAGTGATCTGGTTGAAATCGTGCATACTTTGAAGCAGGTAATCTGCGTTAAGGGGTAAAATGGGTAACAGGGTGAAGAAGATTATTGACTTCACCCTGTTAACCTTGTATAAATAGACATGTAGTGAGATAGACTCGTTACATATAAATGCTTCAAAGGAGTTTTGAGCAATGAATAAGAAATTTGACCTATTGGTCTTTATCGGGCGGTTTCAGCCCTTTCATCTTGAACATCAGCGCATCATCGACGTTGCGCTCACACAATCAAAATATGTTCTCGTTTTGGTCGGATCGTCCGGCAAGTCTCGTACTATTCGTAATCCTTTCACGTTTGACGAACGCAAGTGCATGATCGCAGGTTCGTATAACGAAGATGACAGCAAGCGAGTCATCATCAAGCCTCTGTATGACAAGACATACAACGATGCAGCTTGGATCAATCAGATTCAGAACCTTGTAAAGATCACTGCAATTGATGCAGTTAATGACTTCGGTTTTCATAATGCCGGACTTGATAACGCTAAGGTTGGACTCATTGGGGCTAGCAAGGATCAGTCTAGCTATTACCTAAAGATGTTCCCGCAGTATGACAGCGTTGATGTCCCCATTGAGTTTGAAGTCAACGCTACTGATATTCGTGAAGACTTCCTTGAGGGTATTAACCGCGGCGGAGTTGAAGACGAAGTTCCTGAAAACGTTGCTGACTTTCTTTACGGAAACGCAACTGAAGGATTCGTTGACTTCCCTGAGTACAAGCAGTTGCGTAGCGAACTTCTTTTCGTGCGTGACTACAAGAAGCAGTGGGAAGTTTCCCCGTACCCTGTCAAGCATGTAGCAGTTGATGCTGTAGTTGAACAGAGCGGACATGTTCTTCTCGTGAAGCGCCGTTCAGAACCTGGTAAGGGGCTGTACGCACTTCCGGGCGGTCACCTCAATGAGTTTGAGCGTATGGAAGACGGTATGATCCGTGAACTTCGTGAAGAAACGAAGATCAAGGTTCCGCAAGCCGTGCTTCGCGGATGCGTACAAGACTCTAAGACTTTTGATGATCCTTATCGTTCTACTATCGGTCGTGTGATCACGCAGGCCTTTCATATCAAGTTGCCTGACGAGGTCACCCTTCCTAAAGTCAAGGGTAGTGATGATGCTGAAAAGGCCATGTGGGTTCCGCTCAGTGAACTGCGTGAAGAAGATTTCTTTGACGACCATTATCACATCATTCAATATTTCTTGGGGCTTTGATCATGGTCAAAGTAGTAGGAAAAGACGAAACTGCGGTAAAGCGTATTACTTGCCGAAGCTGTGCTGCTATACTAGAGTACACACAGAGTGAAGTTAAGTCTATCAGGCACAGTTGCGATTATCTCGGTGATTGCGAACACGACGATGGCATTAAATGCCCTCAATGCAACAGTAATGTATTCACGAATCGGAGACGATAATGCTTAAACACACTAAAGGAAATCTGATTGACCTTGCAGAGCAGGGCGAGTTTGACATTATCGTTCATGGTTGCAACTGCTTGAACACTATGGGTTCAGGTATTGCAGCAGAGATTCGTGATCGTCATCCTCAGGCTTATGAAGCCGACACTAACTATTCTGATGTCGTTTCTAATAATATCGAAAAGCTTGGGAATTTCAGTTTTTATGCCCATCCTGATAGGTTTATGATTATCAACGCCTACACGCAAGTAAATTATCTTCCTCGAGGAGAGGATCATTTTGAATACGACTCATTTGCAGTGATCCTTAGAAAATTGTATCTAACAGGAGCGAAATTGCGTTATGGCTTCCCGTACATCGGTATGGGTCTTGCAGGCGGCGACAAAGATCGTATCATTGCGATGTTGGAAGACTTCGCAGTAAAGGTTTCTGCCAAGGGCGGGTCTGTGACCCTGGTAGAATTCGGTTGACACAGACAAAAAAAGTAAGATACATTAAAAATAGAATTGAAAAAGTCTAGTTGATAGACAACTAGCATACAAAGGTTAAGGAGTTTAATCATGCACAATATCATTCTCAATTCAGACTCGTACAAGTACAGTCAATTTAATCAATACCCTGCTAACACCACAGGCATCTACAGCTATATTGAGAGCCGCGGTGGAAAATACGACGAGACCGTGTTCTTCGGTCTTCAGGCATTCATCAAAGAATATCTGACTGCCCCTATCACTCAAGCCATGATTGATGAAGCAGAACTCATCATCACTGCACACGGTGAACCCTTCAATCGTGCAGGCTGGGAATACATTCTCAATGTACACGCCGGCTATCTTCCCGTGCGTATTCGTGCAGTTCCGGAAGGTACGATTGTTCCGGTCAAGAATGTTCTCGCAACGATTGAGAACACTGACCCCGCTTGCTACTGGCTGACTTCGTTCCTTGAAACGGCTCTGCTTCGTGCAATCTGGTATCCGACTACTGTGGCTACTAACAGCCGCGAAATCAAGAAGTTGATTCTTGACGCATTGGAGAAAACTGGTGACCCTACTACTATTGATTTTAAACTACATGATTTCGGCGCTCGTGGCGTATCTAGTCTTGAGAGTGCTGGAATCGGCGGTGCAGCGCATCTGGTCAACTTCATGGGAACTGACACCGTTGAAGCACTTCTTTTCGCTCGCCGCTATTACAATGCTGATATGGCTGGGTTCAGTATTCCTGCTATGGAACACAGTACTGTAACTAGCTGGGGCCGTGAAAACGAAGTTGCCAGCTATCGCAACATGATCAAGCAGAATGCGAAGCCCGGCGGCCTCATTGCATGTGTTTCTGATAGCTATGATATCTTTAAGGCATGTGAACTTTGGGGCACGGAACTCAAACAGGATGTGCTTGATTCCGGAGCAACTGTCGTGATTCGTCCTGATTCCGGTGATCCTGCTACTGTCGTGAACGACTGCCTCAGGATTCTTGATAAGAACTTTGGGCACACGGTCAATGCAAAGGGCTTTAAGGTTCTCAACAATGTGCGTGTCCTTCAGGGAGACGGCATTACACATCAAACGATTCGTAGCATCATTTTCACGATCACTATGTCTGGCTACAGCGTAGATAACGTTGCATTCGGACAAGGCGGCGCTCTGTTGCAGATTGTCAATCGTGACGATCAGAAGTTTGCTATGAAGTGCAGTGCTGCCCTCGTCAATGGTAAATGGGTTGATGTTTTCAAGGATCCTATCACTGATGCAGGCAAGCAGAGCAAGAAAGGTCGGGTCACCCTCTACGACAATGGTCAGGGCAAGCTGTTCAGTGATGTGATCAACAAGGATTATCCTGATGAGTTGGTCACTGTCTTTGAAAATGGTGACCTCATCAAGGAATACACCTTTGATGAAGTTCGGGCAAATTCTAACAAGTGAGTGCAATAAGGGGTTGACTTTCGGGTCAACCCCTTATATAAGAAGACTATGACAAAGCGTTATCTATATACATTCACTAGGCAGGATATCTTTAAAGAGTACCAGCTTGTGCAGACTGCACATGTTGCGTACAAATTAGGATGTAGGATGGGTAGAGATGCGGATCCGGACAATACGTATTTCACATGCGTTGGCGTTCGCAACCTTGAAGCACTAAACGCGGTTGCTAAGATTCTGGATGAGTTCAACTTCCACTATGAACGTTTTATTGAACCTGATTTGAATAACGGGGAAATGACTGCAATCGCAGTATACCCCGTAGACGAAGACAAGCGGGATATTCTGCTTGCTTTTAACCTTCTAAAATTTTGAGGATAGCAATAATGAAGAATATTATACTGACAAGTTGGAATTTCATTTTTGACTACAATAAGAGCCCGCTGCGACATATTCCTGAAGGCAACATCAGGCATATGATCTATCAGATGTTGGGTTGGATGTGGGCTATTTCCTTTTCTATTGCAATTGGAAGTTATACTTTTCTTGCTATTAGCTTGATCGGACACGCTGTCCTTATTAGTGCAGCAGCAATAACCGTAGCAGTATATACTACGGCAAAAGTAAAACCACAAGCATTCCGTGTTGTTTTGGGTCGTCGGACTGACGGCGAACATATCTAAGAAAGAATATATATAATGGCATACTTTCTAAAATCCGGTACTACGTATAAGGTTTCGTCAAAGGAAGCGATGGACCTGTACGAGGCACTTCCTGCAGGCAACTACACGGTTGGTCAGGATATGTTTGGTAACTTCTTCCTTGAGCAGATCGATTCGTTTGAGCTTCCGAAGAAGCTGTACGGTGACTCGATTCGTCACACTTTTCGGATCATCAATACTTTCTTTGCTCGTTCGGCACAAACAGGTGTTATGCTGAATGGTGAAAAGGGCTCGGGCAAGACTATGCTTGCTAAGAACATTGCTACCGAACTTGCAAAGCAAGGTGTTCCGACTATCGTGATCAATCGTGATTGGACCGGCGACGGCTTCTTCAAGCTGTTGCAGGATATCGATCAGCCCTGCGTCATTCTTTTTGACGAGTTTGAAAAGGTCTACGCCTCGGACAAGCAGGAAGAAATCCTCACGCTGCTTGACGGCGTGTTCGGCTCTAAGAAGTTGTACATGTTTACTGTCAATGATAAGTGGCGTGTTAATCAGCACATGCGTAATCGTCCCGGACGCATCTACTACATGCTGGATTTCAAGGGACTCGGGGCGGAGTTCATCGTTGAGTATTGTGAAGATAATCTTACTGAACAGAAGTACATTGATCAGATTGTTTCAATCGCACGCCTGTTTGGTGAGTTCAACTTCGATATGCTCAAGGCTCTTGTTGAAGAAATGAATCGCTACAATGAAAGCCCGTCTGATGCTCTTGCTATGCTCAATGCGAAGCCCGAGTTTGACAGCGGTGCGAAGTACAATGTCGAAGTTATCCATATGGGCAAGGTAATCGAAACTCTGCATCCGTCTGAATTTAGCGGGAACCCGTTGGATCCTAAGGGTTTCGGTGTTGAGTTTGATCTTGATCCGAATGACGATGACTCTGGTTGGACATGTGTGCGACTCAGCCCCAACTCGTTGGTTAATCTCAACGCTCAGGCAGGGAAGTTCGTCTTCGAAGATCAAGGCACTCGGGTAATCCTTACCCGAGTGAAGCAGATCAGTCATTACGACTACTCTAGCTTGCTGTTCTAGCCCTACTTGTAGTGCGTATAAATATCTTGTAAAGAAAGCAGGAATATGAGTCAATTTGGAACTGGAACATGGGTGGATGCTGTCAAAAACAGCATCCCCGAACACCTCTCTCATCTAGAGAGAAATATTGAAATCGTCATGACCCAGCACGGACTGGACGAGATTGATGCACATGCATGTGCGCTAGCCGCTGCTATAGCATCGGGAAACGGCGAGCTTGCATTTGAAATTTCAATGAACGGTCCTTTGTTTGGCAAGGTCGAACGGGAACTGGTAGCGCAAGCGGTTGTGAGTATATCGATTGACACGGTGTATCTATCTTATCTAGACGCGGCTGACATTGCAGACTATACCTCTACGAAGACTCACGCGCTAGAAATTTTCGAACCGATCGTGACTGACGAAACGGGAAAGGCCGCGATGTATGCATTTGTTACTTCAATCGTGCTACAGCAAAATAGAGCGTTCGCACTTGTCGAGATGCTTAATGGGCGCGGCTACACTCGTGAGCAAGTTCAAGGCATTGCTGCTATTGCAGCCGTGATTTCGTCAATCAACAAAATTGGTGTTTGATTCCTGTCATTATAAGACTGCTTCAAAAATATTTTAATGTGGCGATTTTTCGGTTGACGTAGAAAACTAGCGGTGCTACAACAAGACATAGAGTTTGAAAACGGAGATCGTTATGAAAGTTTATTGGGTTCTGGGATACGATCAATACTATCCCGGCAGAGACAACTTCAACGAGTCGTTCGAGACTTATGAAGAAGCCGAGGCGTATGTTGAGCGTGAAAAGACCAAAGACTATCCCCGAGATTACTATGATATTATTAACATCTCTGATAGGCTTTGAGGCGATTTTTTTCTTGACAACAGTTTTGTTGTGATATATAAAGAGTAATATGTAGTGCAGATTGACGAAAGGTTGAAAAACTAGCCGTTAAAATGCACTGTTTGAAACCAGGACTAAATAAACATACTATGATTACTAACCGTTCGATATCGCTGAAACAGCATGACACCAGACTGTGGGGACAACTCTCCGTGTTGGGTCAAGTTGCATTGGCATATCCGACAGATATTCGCAGTGCCTTTAATTCAATGGAACAGGTACCGGGTGGATAAGTAGACATAGTTATAAACATGTTTATTTTGCCCCTGGGAATCGAAAGAGACTCAGGGTTTTCCTTTAGTAAGAGGCAAAAATCTTTTACAGTTAGGGTGAGAGACCTAACACAAGTGCAAGTCGGAACGAGGCTGCAAAGCACTATAAAAAAAGAACGGGCGGTGATAGGGATGAAATCTGCGGAGAGAACGCAGAGAGTAA